ACTTTACGAAGATATCCGGGTTGACCTAGACCAGATTGATATTGAATAGGCACAGATTGCCCGAGGGGCAATTCAACAGCAGTTCCTTTTTGTGGCCAAGGTAAAGCTGAAGTAAAGTAATCATGACGTTTACCACGTTTTAGTAAAACATAGTTATTAGGTGAGTCAGGTCCATCACTTCGAGTTGTTGTGACATTGTTTTGTAAGTTTTGATCTTTAAACCATTCGTTATAGATAAGGTTATAAGCTCGTGAGAAGAAAGCATTGGTTTCAAGATCGGGTACTTTTGTTGGTATACCAAGATAGTCATAGAGAGAACCTTCGGCATAGCCAGTTACAGCAGGACTTGTAATAGTTGGACATGTGAAGTCAACACTATCACCTGGATTGTCCTGTTGACCCATCATTTTTTGAAAGTTTGACCAAAGCAAACGTAAAGGGACAGCAAAATAGAAAGTATCAAGGTATAAATTATCCATGATTGGGTAGAGAGGTGTAGACATCCGAGCAAAGCCAGAAGTACGTAGATTAAAGGTATCACCGGGGAGTGCCTCATCACAGAAGAATGGAATTAAGTAACCAGAATCAAAGGTTGTTTTAAGGCCATGTGAACGATCGAAAGACGATCGGGGTATTTCTGCTTTTGGAACTTCAGAGAATTTGTGAGTCATTACAGATTTCATGATTATTCTTCCTCAGTAGATTGTTCATCTTGAACAAATACAGGTTTTTGTAGTTCGTGGGCTCTAGCGAGCACATGAGGTTCGGTGGATTTAATTTCAGCAGTCGTATCTTCATACGTCCCGACAGAGAATAGTATAAAGTCGGTTGGATGTTTGCCAACGTCAGTATCTTTATCATTAGCAAGATCAGTGAATGCCCTTAATGCGACATTGTCATTTTGACAATAGAAAGGTTTATTATAGAACTGGGCTTTAACGTCATAGATTACGAACATTTTAATTAGCATTATAGATTCCTTGGTAATTGTTTAAGTTTTTTAAGTTTAATTTTGTGCGCATCACGTAGACGTGCATATTTTTCAGGTTGCTCATTTTCAAGAGCATCTTTTTTTCTTTGGGCTTTTAGGTTTTCATAGGCGATTAAATCCTCCTTTTCTAGTTGAGTGTCATAATATTTAGGCGGTTTCATTTTTACACCATCACGTGTGATGAAGTCTTTTTTTAAATCGTTTTTATAACGGTCATACCAAGTTTTGCCAATGCCCGGACGACGGGACATCGTTGTGAATTCAGGTTTGAGATCGATTATTTCTCCGGTTTCTTTATTGACCAAGGTATAGAAATCTCTTGCTCCTTTTCCGAGTTGTTTTTTAAGCACATATCGTGCTGTATAGGCTGCTGATTCGAAAGTAAGGTTTCCGATTGTTGAGAATCCATAGGGCCAGAGTCGGGCCAGAATATCTGATGTATACAGTCTATTGCCGTTTGACTCTTTGAAGAGTCGCTTATCAGGAAAGGTGTGATTAAAGATACAAGCATGATAATGAGGATGCCCAAGCTTTCCATTTTTTGAATACTCCAAGTTTTCGCCATATTCACCGCACATGAAAAACCGTATCTCACGCGGCTCGAACATTTTTCTATAGCGTTTCATGAATTTTTGCCAATGATCTAAGACCAGAGTTCCATGCTCTGGCATATTTTCAGGGGCATACGTTAAGGTAATAAACATATTGTCTTCAAAGCATTGAGCTTCGTGCATGCAGCGCAACGCCCATTGACGGGATTTTTCTAGGCGGCAGCCAATACAGCGGCCGCAAGGTATCTCTATTGATTCTCCTGTGAACCCATAAGGGCGATTGAATTGAAGAGGCCTTTTCCCGTTGGCGTTTGGAACGCTCACAGGATAGGCCTGTATGGGGTAATAGCATGGCATTATAAACGAATTCCGCCACGCATAGCGGAAGATGTGCCCGAGCTATTTTTTTTGTGACTGCCTTGAGCAGTCTTTGTAAAAAGTTTTTTAGATTTTTTACTAGGGATTTTTTTACGTTTCATGATTATTCACCGTTTTTAATTAAAGAGTTAATTTGATCAATGTATGTAATGTTTTTAAGTAACAGTCATTGATAGTTTTAATATAGTGATATTTTTTAGTTTAGACAACCAAATTTTAAGTATTTGGTGTCAGTTAGGACAATTACATCAAGTAGAGCATTGTCCTAACGCTACCGCGGCCCCCTTTTGGGGGGGCCTTGCTGGGTCAAAATTAGCCAGAAGGAAGAGACTCTTCTGTCGAATTTTCGACCTGTGTTTTAGGAGCCGTTTTTGGCTCAGGTTTAGTTAGATGTGATACATCTATGCCTTGATCGAACATATCTTGATAATTTTTTTGATCGGATATGTAGTCAAGGAATTTGGCAGGATCGTTTTCGAATCTCTGCCGTAGTTTTGAAGGAACTGTTTCGAACATCGTTTCCGCTCTCGCTATGATGTTCATATGATTGTGGAATTCTTGGCCTGTTGGCATTTCGCCATAATACGGAGCCGCATTGTTTACATGTTCAAGAATTCCGGTTTTTTCGGATTTTTTAAGAATGTTGTGAATATCACAAGCATCTTTGTGGCTTTGTTCAGTCATGGAAATTTCGCCCTCAAAGCTAATTGAGACGCGCTGACGAGGTTTTGTAGAAAAAGACATAGTTATTTACCTTTTTTCATAAGTAGGTTGAGAAGGCCTTTAAATTGCTCAGGTTTGATTCCGAGCGACTTGGCATTTTTTAGTATTTCAGCATTTGAAAACATATCTACGTCAATTTGACGTAGTTTATTTTGTTGAGATACTCCGAGCGCATTGTTTTTAATTAGCTCGATATCTTGGGTAAGTTTATTTACTTCCCAAGCCATTTTCCCACGTTGGAAATTTGTGAGATCAGCTTGCTCATGTTTTAAAGAAGTATCCATTTCAATATTATTAATTTGAGCTTCAACCAATTTGGCTTGGTTATAAGTATTTGCAGCGTCCTTGGCGCTGTTCATATGTGTTGCTTGAGAACCGGAAGGCGTGGAAGCGCCTCCGAGTTTTGCAGAGAGTATAGGATTTATACCCGCTTTTTTCATATCAGCGACAGTGCGCTGATAAGCCGTATTAGACATGTTTTCTTGGAACTGTCTATTTCTGGATGATTCGGAGCGGTTTGCATGATTGGCAATTAAGCCACCTGCAAAAGATAAACCGGCAGAACCTAAAGAAGCTAAAGCACCTAAAGACATAATTTACTCCTAGAAATGATCAATTAAGCCAGGTGTACCAAATAGAGGCATAGGCCTAGCGCATGTTAGCTGATGATAAAAATCAGCAATAAATTCAGGTTCTGAAGGAGTTGCTACGACTCTAGATACTGGTGGATTTTCTTGGATGAAGGTGGAGTTAAGCACCGGTAGACTCGCGAAATCCTGCGATAAGTGCCACGCGTCCAACGGAGTTGCCGCATTACTTCGGAAAGCTCCGTGAATTGTGGATGGTTTATATCGGTATTCTGCAAATCGTTCTTGATAGCCAAATACATCATCATCAACGCTTGTACCTTGGGCATAGATTTCTTTGTTGAGGACACTTTGTTCTCCTATATGTGCGAGTGCAGGCCAATAAAAATCTAGTTTATCGGAACGACTAAACATTTTGTTGAGGCCTTGTTGATAAGTTAAATCGGCTCTAACAGAGCAGAGGCCGATAATCACAGAATGCTCTGTGAAGGACTTTGTAAAGCCATGGCCTTGGAAAGATGCTGTACCGATTGCTGCTAATGAGCCTTGAGCAGTGGTACCAGTTTCAGATGTCTGTGCGATTGGCGTTATATTAACAGGATTAGAACCACCGCCAAGATATTCGGGACGCTGCAAACGAGAATCAGGAGAAGTGACACCAAAATGAGACTTAATAATTTCAGTGTAACGCGTACCACCGCGAGCATCGCGTTCATACATTTTTTGAATCTGGAACGCTTGACGTAATTCGTTGATAGTTGCGGCCGTTGCGGTTGATAAATCAGCATAGAGTGTTCCATTTGGGTCGTAATAGGAGTTACCACCTGCAACTAAAGTACCCG